GCCATGGTTTGAAGAATTCGTTGTCAATTCGATCCCATTGCTCATTGAGAGCAGGGTCTCTCTTGAGATCTTCACTAAGATAGTATTTGATACTTGTGTTATCTAAATTATGTAATCGCATTTAGTCATTGTTCCTATTGTTTATTTATTGTTATTAATGAGCTAAAGCTCATTTTCGTTTTCGCTATCGCTCAACGATATTTGTCTTCGACAAAGCAATTATAGGTAATAATTAATGCGAAGCATTTTAAGTATTATGCAGATTGTTCAGTCACACTTTGCCCTTGCGGGCAAAAATATGTAGCATTATGCGAGTTGCACAGTACACTCTAGCGTTACAGCATTACCAAGGCGGTCGTCCGGTACCTTTAGCTGCGTCTTTATACGACGGCGGGTCTATGTACATACGCTGACACATACATAGCCGTGGGTATTTCTCCCTCTTTTAGCCTTTTAAATTACATTTTTTACACAGCAAACCAGTTATAGGCATATCTGATCATCGTCCGGTTAAGGATAGTGCTGTACAACCTCTCTGCCAAGGTAGAGAATTCCATTGACTGTGATCCGAGATCCAGCTTTAAGGGCACAATATAGTCGCCAGTGCGGGCTTATTTGGCAGTTAAATTGCCTGATTTGTTGGCCTGTGATTGCTCTAAGAGACGTTGTCTAAGTATGTTTGAACCGCCTACTCTAACGTTTATAATGCCGTTATAGTAGTCATCTGTTTCTAAAACTCTGCGTTCAAATTGCTCTCTTGCTTCTAAGTAACTTAGTTCTGCCTTGGATTTGCAAAGGTAAATGATTTCTCTTGTGAATTTTTCCGGACCTAATGCTTGGACGTCTGCGTTTAACCTATCAGATGAACCCCAGTATTCACGCCAATCGCTTTCTACTGTGCTTCTTCTTTTGAGTTTTTTGCCTTTGAGTGGGGGTTTAGTACGTTTGAATTGTGCTAATTTTTTGCCTATGTACTTTTGTCCGGTAGTTGTGTTGGTGATGAGGTAAACAAAGCCAATGTAGCCTTCTGGTATTTCGTTTACTGGTTGATTTTGATAAGTCCATTGCACTCACTTAGTTACCTTGGGTGGTCGACCTACCATGCCTTTTCTGGATTTTTTACGTTCTTCTCTTTTTTCTTGTATTTCTACTCGCCTAATTGATGCTTCATTGCGTATTTCTGATAGCCAATGTCGTGCCTTGATGCCTGCTTCGTCTGAGCCTCTGTGTTCGAATCTAGTTTGCCACTTAAAATATTCCTGAAAAGCAGCAATCATCTTGTCATGTGCTTCTGTTGTCAAGCAACAATCTCCACATCGTTTGAATAACTGGTAAAACCGTTTTCCTTAATGACTTTTAACACGTGATTAACACGACTGGTTAGGTCATCTCTGTGCGATATCAAGAATACATTTTTATCTCTTTCTCGAGTCATTTTCTTTAACACAGCAATAGACGCTTCAACACCGTTGGCATCCATACCACTGTCTACTAGTTCGTCGATAAACAACAGGTTAATACTGTGATATAAATTTTCCCACACATCTCTGAATGCCCAACTGAGACTTAATATAAGTCTATTTCGCTCACCTCTACTGAGATTGTCAAAGTCCAAGTCCTGTCCAAGTTGTGTAATAATCACGGTTAAATCGTTCTGAAATTCCACAATATGTGGCAGTCCAATCTTGTCAAGATAATAAGTCAGTCGCTGATTTAAAAAGGCCAAGTTTTGATCTATAATACGTTTACGTATAAACGAATCCTTGTTTGTCAACAACTTGTACAGGAATTCTTGGTGTTCTTTGATACGAACTAGACTGTTTACAGTGTTCCATTCTATTTCTTGTACCGCTGTATTTTTTAATTCTTCAATTTGTTCTTGATAAGGATTGGTTTCTGCGTCCTTGATAACAAGATCACGTTCTAGTCCGTCAAGTGTGTTTTTATGATTCAGTGCCTGTTCTAGACTGTCATAGGTAGCAGCAGGACAAGCTTCAACCACACCCAACGAATCTAATGCTGTTTTGAGATCAGTTAATTCTGTTTGGTGTCCAGCAACTCCATCTGTAAATTCTGTGACCTGTCGGGCTTTTGCAGCCATCATTGTTTCATGTTTTTCATCGTGCAGATCTTGCCCGCAACTGTGACATTTGTGTTCCGCAAGAGATACCAGTTCGTTTTGTGCTTTTTCTAAACTGCGTTGTTCTCTTTCCAACGCCGCAGTCTGTTTAGCAATTAACGAAATAAGCGCATCACGATCTTTTTTATTTTTATTCCATTCAACTAGTGCTCGTTGATTTGCAATTTCCACATCGATGTCAATGTCAAGAAGCCGTTCGATGGCCTTGCTTAGATTAGCCAGTGACGTTTCTTTTTGTTCATCCCAAATTTTAAGTTTGCGTTCAAGAGCATCAATACTCTGTTGAATACGGTCATTGGAAATTTTAATGGTTTCAATCTTGGTATTTTCAGAATTGATACTGTCTTTGCTAATACGTATTGCTTCTTTGAGGGCTTCTGCCTTGTCACTGAGCTGTGTAATGCCTAACAGTTGTTCAATAATTGCACGTTGATCAGCTGCTTTCATGCTAAGGAACGGTTCTGTGTACGTGTTCAGCGCCACAAGATGTTTAAACATATCGTGACTCATACCAAACACTTCTTCAATGGCTTTTTGCGTTTCACGGCTGTCACCTTGACTTTCGTCTTGATCTACGGGTTTCATTTCCGAACCGTTGATGGTAAATTTTAACACATTAGGTTTACGACCTCGTTCAATGTGATAGGTAGTTCCGTCCTTTTCAAAAGACATTGTGACCAACATGCCTTTGCTGTTGATCTTGTTTACAAGATTGTCTTTCTTGATATTGGTTAATGCGTTGCCGTAGATAGCATAGCTAAGGCCATTGATGATTGTGGTTTTACCTGTGCCGTTACGAGCTCCGCTGTCATCACCACCTAAGTCCAAGTTCTCTCCTAAGACCAAAGTCAGTTGCCCTTTGTCAAAATCAATAGCCTGAGTTTGATTGCCCACGCTCATGAAATTACGCACGGTTAAATTTTGAATTTTTATCATAGGTTGCTGTAGATGCTCAATAGCATATTTTTGTCGTAGGAGTCGCTGTCAATAGCAGATATCTGATTGATAACAATAGTATCAACACTTTCAAAGTTAATATCGATAGGAACCTGATTAGATTCTACTTCTACCTTTTCTGGTATCAGCATGAGTTCACGCAGTTTATACTGCGGAATAAATTGTTCTTTAATAAAGTTTGCTTCTTCAAAGCTGATAGGCAAGTCAATAGTAACACGACAGTGCATCTTTTCACGTAACAGTTTATCCGGAGTGTCAATGATCTGACTGAGTTTGTAGGTACGATAAACTGGTTGTCCAGGCCAAGTTTTGTATTCTGGTTTGCCACCCCATTCTAAAATCATCATGCCACGATCGTCGTCGCCGCTGTCTGCATAGTTATGTGGAAACGCATTGCCAATGTATGCAATATTGCCACCTTGTTGCCGTTTGTGAAAATGGCCAGTAAACACGTATTCTTGATTGGCAAAATGCGAACGTTGAACTGTTCCGTGATCAGGCATCTGCACCATGGCGTTCATATAAAAGCTGGGCAATTCTAAATGACCAAACAAATACCTGCTCTTGATATTAGGAATAGTTTTCCACTCGTCCTCAATCAGCCAAGGCATAATTGTAACATCGCCTTCGGTCAATGTTTCTTTAATAGGCACAATATTTGGGAACAGGCGCATAAACTCAATAGAGTTAATTTCACGCTTATCTTTGTAGAACAGATCGTGATTGCCTAGAATAAAATAGACTTTTTCAAAACTTTGACTCAACTTTTCTAAGTTGCTGACAGTATAATTCATAGTACTGACATCTGTAGTACTACGATTATGATGCCAATCACCTAGAAAGATTGCAGTTTCGCAACCCTGTGCCTTGGCAGTATCACAGAACCAAGTGACAAAATCTTCGCAATCTTGATTGTGTGTACGACTTCCAGACTTTAGTCCGAAATGAATATCGGTGAAACAGGCTACTTTTTTGAATAATGACATAGAATCTCCTTAGTTATTGTAACACGTTTACAACAGCTAGGTCAATCCCAATCACTACCATCCACAGATCCAGTACTCACGGCTCCCCCGCCTCCACCACCGCTTGACGCATTTTGTCTAGTCCAACTAGGATTCATTCCGTTAATCTCTAAAATATCGTCTCGAATGTTTTGATTTCGTTTTTCGATATTGATAATTCTAACAAATGAATTGGTAACCGCAGCAGTATAATAGGCAAAGGGATTGTCTGATTTTGATTCGTCAAACTGTAAGCCAATCTGTGTTAGCTGTAGGATAGCCTGACCACGCATTTCATCGTTGTAGGTGTAACCTCGAACATTACCACGGGTTGCATATCGTTCGCATAGTTTTAAAAACATACGAGCTAGATTGTTAGTCATTTTTCCGTGTTCTTTGTTAAAAGCACCATTTATCAAATCGCCTTTCCAGTGGCTTTTACCTACACACACCAAGTTATTGCTATCATCAAACTTCCAGTGTTGGAATGGAGGAAAGTTTACCTTGTCGTGGCTATCAGCAGTATTCTTCAAGGTCTTTTTACGTCCAGGAGCCAGGGGAATATGATCAAACGTCATTATTCTAAATACAACATCAGTTTTTGCTACCTTCTTGTAGTCAACTTCAAATTCTTTAGCAGGTAGTTTTTTGCCACTTGTCAGCTGTGCCTGCTCTTGTGCAGACTTTGACAGTTTAGATGCTTTATTTCTTTTGGCGTCTGCTATGGTGCGTATGTTGATTTTTGATAAATCAGATACAATTAAATCATAGTCTGCGTATTCAGATTTTTCAAAATAACAGTAGGTATTTTTACTTAAATGTATTTCTTTTAGTAAATCTTTATTGGTTAGGTACTTGATTTTAGGTACGGTAGTTATCATATGGGTTCTCCTATTACTTATATTATAGCACATTTTTTCAAGAATAAATAGAGTATACGGAGATTTATTATGCCATTGCCAATCAATCCGCAAGCAAAACTTATTGCATCAGTATCTGAAGCTGTGTCCTCAGTGACTAATGCAGCTAATGTTTCTGCAGTGGGCGAAAAGTTTGCTTCGCTTAAAAGCGGTTTAGACTCAAAAGTAGCCCAGCTCGGAGGAGCTTTAAACAGCGGCCTAGGCCCACTCGGCGGTGTAACCGGCGATCTTCAAAGCGGAGCCAACCAACTTGCTGGATTTGCAAAAACAGCTTTAGGCAATGTGGCAAATCTTGCACAGAGTCTACCCAATGTTGGGGATCTATCAAATCGAGCTGCTGACATCGGAGCCAGTATTAGTAAACTGGGTTTGTCAGCCGGCGGGCTTGGTTCCGGATTGCAATCACTGGCTACTTCAATTTCCAGCGCCGCAGGTGCCCTCAACAATATACTCAGTCTTGGCCGAGCAAAAAATCTGCCAAGCGGAGGAGAAATTTTTAAACAACAGGGGGCTTTTGTAGCAATTCAGCCTGGAACTGCTGATGATTGGCGTGTGCGAATCAATGCAAATTTTGGACTATTTGGTAATGCATTTGAAAGATTGCAAAGTACCAACGGTGTAGTATGGCCTTACACTCCCAGTGTTACTGTGTCCTCTAAAGCGAATTATACACAAATTGATCCCGTGCATAGTAATCAACCTTTTCAAGCATATAAAAACAGTCAAATAGACGACATCACAATCACTGGAGAGTTTTCTGCAGAAACTGCAAAAGACGCAGAGTATTGGATTGAAGCAACAACATTTTTTAAAACAGCAACCAAGATGTGGTTTGGTTCAGGAGATAATGTGGGAAATCCACCAATTATCTGTAATCTTTCTGGATATGGTTCAAGAGTATTCAACAGTGTTCCGGTTATCATAAAATCGTTCAGTGTAACACTGCCTCCAGAAGTCAACTACATCAAATGCAATAAAAATAATTCTCCAACCTGGGTACCTGTAGTAAGTGAAATTTCAGTAACAGTATCTCCAATCTATAATAGAACAAAGCTTCGAGAGTTTAACTTAAAAAATTATGCCAACGGTTCAATTGTAGGAAGTATCTAAATGGCCGAGTATAAAAGATCTTCTCCTTGGGCCAATACGCCGCAAAACAATCTCTATCTTGAATTGTTAGAAATACGACCAGTTCCGTCCGAACCCGATGATTTTTTGTATGCTATTGAGGGACAATACAGACATAGACCGGACCTGTTGGCCTATGACCTTTACGGAGATCCTAAATTATGGTGGGTGTTTGCTCAAAGGAATATGGATACTATTAGAGATCCTATCTATG